AGCATAAACTTTTTCTGGAAGTACTGTAGTAACAATACCTGCATGGTTTGTTGTTGCACCAATACCCATTCCAACCTGTCCAACACCAGCAAAAGTTGATCTTGGAATATAAGTCAGTTCTTCACCAGTGTTGAAGAAATGATTTGGATATGTAAATACTCCAGTTACGTAGTTAATTTTTGTAGTATCTGCTGGATCAAATGACTTATTGTAAATTGGATTACCTTGATGAGTGAGTGGGAAATTAACCCTATTTGCTCTCAATCCATTGATACCATCAAAAGCACTAAGATAGAGATAATGGTTTGTTGGACCATACTTTAATGGTAATGCTTGGTTATCGAAGTCCATTTTTTGGTAGAAGACTTCATTGAATGCCTGAGCAGTCAAGTCTTCACCACCAGAATACTTCATATCTGGATAGAAGTTCAGGAAGAAACTATTACCACTTATCTCTGAACCAAATGTGCCAAGACCAGTAGTCTCATTTACTTGAGAAAATGGTCCAGGAATTACAGTAACTTCTTTATTTACAAAGTTTGCTAAAGTATAAACTTGATGTATTGCTGATGTTTCTCCCACAGAAACACGAACAACAGATGTTGAGGAAGAATTTAAATTAAAGTTAAAGGTTCCAACTCTAACAACATCTGTACCATAACCAACAGTGCTCTCAAAAATACCACTTCTTTCAGTTCCTGCTGGTTGATTGTTAAGTAGGAATCTATAGGTTCCAATACCTGAAGAAGTGGTGCCAAATCCAACGATATTGGCACGAACAGTTAATGAATTTGTTGATGATATTCCGGAATTGATTGCTCTAAAGGACACAATTCCAGCATTAGAATCATATGTAGCAGTTATAATTCCAGTTTGAGATGCACTATAAGAAAGACTATTTGTATCAAAATAATATTCACTGATGTGAGTATCAGTTCCATCAAAATCTAATGTTGCTTCAACAACATTTGTATTACCAAACAAATCTGAAATTTCGATATTTGCAAAAGCACCGTTGAAATCAGATACATTAAATTCTTTAAATGTCTTGATACTTGAAGCAGTTCCTACGCTAGTAATTCCTGCAACAAAAGATCCTGTAAGATCAATAGATCCAAAACTTTCGATTCCAATACCAGACTGACCAGATGGAAGACCTTGATATAAGTATGTCTTTTTAAGAATTTTAATATCATGATCCCTATCAAATGGATCTGTTGGTACAAATCTTAAAGATCTTCTTCCATCACCATCAATATCTGTTTCAAAGTTTCCAAGTTTAATGTTACTATAAGCAGTATGCTTTTCAAATAAGAAAACATCAAGAGATGTGGATTGATATAATAATTCACTAAGTTGAATATCACCGGTGTCTGGATCTTGAATCTGAACCAAATATCTTACATGATTATCAATAAAATCTATTACGTCTATCTCTACAAAACTATCCTTAAATCCCCTACTAGAGAATTTATCAGAAATATCATCATGAAGTAAAACTCTATTTGTTTTACATTCAATATAATCATTCAGTTTTCTATTTTGAATTATTAAAGTATTTGATTGTTGTAAGTTTGAATTTAAAGGATTTAATCTTGGATTATCATCAACTACATTATCAAAACTATTGATGATATCTACTCTTCTTTCACCAACAACATCCAAGACAACAATTGCAGTTGTTGTACCACCTAAACTTACTGTGCCAGAACCAGTTGATTGAATACCAACATCCGCAAAGTTCTTAAGACCTGCTGGATGGATAAGGCTATTTACAGGACTACTTTGTTCTGCCCAAGTGATTGGACTTTTAATAGAATATGAAAGATTTTGATAGTAATCATTATCTGCAATTGTCTGATGGTCTTCACTAAGTTTTCCAATATTATCATTCCAACCAACATTTAATTTTGAAGAATAATCAATTTTAAATCTTGCTCGTTTCGCGTCAACAGATACAACTTTTGCAATTACACCACTTATAAACCCTTTAATGAGATCATTCTTTTTGAGTTTATATCTACCTCCAACTTTTACATAATCATCTCTCACAAGAGAAATATAGAGGTCTCTTTCTTCCCATGTTGGTGATTGTCCAAATGGAATTGGTTGACTTACATAAAGACTTTCATTTTTTGCAAAAACTCCACGCTCTTGAATTATATCAATTTCAGGATAATTGTTTGAATTTACAATAGTTGCAAATCCATTTTGATATGTTTTAGCAATACCTGGATTGGTGGTTAAACCAACACCATTCTCATCTAATATCTTAAATGTAAGTTTTGCTGGACTTGTATTAGCATAATCGGTAACTTCAAAAAATCTATAATCATAATCGGAAGAATTATATCCATCTCCAACTCCAGATACTGCTTGTTCAACACCTTCAACGAAAATTTTATCTCCAACAGCAAATGGTGCTATATTAAATCCGAGAGTTGGTGTTTCTAATATGCAAGTTGCAACTCCACTTTGAGAGGACGACATTGATACAATACCAACACCATTAGAATTATCAACACAAATAATTTTATGTGGTTCTGATTCTAAACCAAATATTGGAGCAATTTGCTCAATTTCAGAAATTGCCCCAAAAGGTGCTTTTGCAACTAATGAAGTAGAATCGATAATTGCTTTTCTAGTCTCATTCCAAAGTAAAACATTTGGACTATTAAGGTATCTTGCTCCAGCATTTTTAATGTTTACTCCTTTAAAAACATCTAGATTATCAATAGAAACAATTGGTGGAACACTAGCTTCTGGTCTAAGAGTTTTATCTGAAGGATAATCATATCCAACATCTTTCAATCTAAGATTTTTTATCCTTCCAATAGAAGTTGATACACCTTGAATGTTTGCATTAACACCCTCAACAGAAGTTATACTTTCAACTTTGGGGAGTGTATCAAAATTAAATCCTTCAGAAATAATTTTTACTTTTGCAATAGATCCATTCAACGCATTTTCTGATTGGGTATTGTATGATAAAACATCACACTGTGATGAGTTATAATTTAATACACTTGGATATCTATAGGGAGAAATTTTAAAGGTAGTACTTGTGACACCTGCAATACCATAAACTTTATAACTTCCATTATACTCACTATCAATATAACTAATTTTGGAATAATTTACTACATTACTATCAGCAGTACTAATATAACCACTTTTCTCAAATGTATAATAAAGTTCTGATGGTATATTTTCGGAATAATTAATAGTCAAAGATGAATTACCTGTAGTTCCAATACCAATCTCTCCACCAGTATTGGAAACATTAAATTCTCTACTATCACTAGAAGTTACATATTCATTAATAAATTCTTTCTCTCTATAAATTTTTAATTTATATCCTTTAAGAGACTCATCATTTAAAAGGAATTTTAGATTTCCATTTCTAACAACATTAATTTGTGGATTTATTAATCCGATAGTATGAATACCAATGCCAGTATCAATTATATTAACTTCATTTCTAGTGTTTGTATTTGTATCATATAAAGTTTCTGCCAACTTAAATTCATTATCAGAAACTTTAATAGTATAGTAAGAACTTACTGCAAGACCTGAAGCAACATCAGTTGCCTCAAGAAATACTTTATCCCCAGTTTTAAATCCATGATTTGTATAGGAGAATGTATTAGTAAGTGTATTGATTCCTGCAGTAGCAATACCTAAAGGATTTACAATAATTTTATGGTCAAGATGATTAATTTTAATATTAAGTGCGGCAGTAGTTCCCAATCCAACTATAGTATTTGGTTTAACTGTCAATTTAATACTATCACCATTCTGTAGTCCATGTGTAGCAGAAGTACCGACAAGGGTTACAATTCTAGAAACGTCTCCGGTAACTTGTTTTTTCTGAGTTTCAAGCAAAAATTCATGATGGTCACTACCAGCAAGTTTGAAAAATACTCCATCAGATGCTGTAATGTCCGAAAGTTGAGTCGCAAGACCGATATGATCTGGTCCTTTTTTAATAACATAAACATCAGATTCTCTTGTTACTGCATCTGGTAAAAAGAAGTTTGTAGATCCTGCTTCTGCCGATACAGTTATTGGAGTTGCGTAAGATGGAGCATGGAAACGAAGTTTTTGTCCGGATTTAAATGGATGATTTGGAAGATAAATTGTACGAGTTGGAACATTTGCAGATACAAAAGTTCCATCTGGACGTTCAATTGCATTAAGAGATACAGAAGCACCTTGATCAGTTCCAATTGCAACTTGCTTCAATGCATTAAAATATACAATATCATTTCTTTCAGATTCAAACTTATCTGTAACTACAGGTAAAGTAATTCTATCACTGTGAAGATTTAAAGTGCTGCCAATAGAATGTGCTGCTCCAGGACCTGTGCTAAATCTCTTGACTTTTAGAATACCATTACCATAATCATTAAGAACTCTTACAGTCTCTTCACCATCAGAAGATATAATGGTGATTGAGTTGCCTACATTTAGATTTTTAAATTTATTAGTAATATAGATTGTTTCAGTTAAAGGACCTTGCCCTGCATTATATGCGGTCATAGTAGACGCAAGAGATACAGATTCTGTAGTAATTCCTACTTTCTTCGATCCCTCCAATCTTGCAATGGATGTTGAAAGTCCACTAACAAGAACAGTATTCTCATCAAGTACATCGTATCCACCATTACGATAGTATGCAGATACTTGACTTTCATTATCCCAGACAAAAACTGAGTTTGGATAATTTTCTAATGTGGTGCTCAAAGAAGTAACATCTACTCCTTTCAATTCTGTTACTTCTCCTCTTACTTCAGAAACATCAAGTCCATTAGATTCAAAGTTTACACGATCGCCAATTCTATATCCTTTGCCTCCAGAAATAATATTAACTTCGGGAACGGATCCCTTAGTTACTGCTTCAACAATACCAGGTTGATCAAGGGTTTCATAAGATTCATTAAAGAAATCATATTCTATTGATGGTTCATTTACATTATATGGGAAAGTATTTCTAACTAAACCACTTGAGTTGAAGTCAAATGTTTGATCTAAAACTTTGTTTTCATTGATAAAGTTCGATTTAAATGTATTTCCTACAAAGTATGGATATTCTGGAACAAAATCATTAGTTGATTGAACATTTTTTACACTGGCAAAGTATGCATAAGTTCCATTTGGAAATTCTGGAGTTTTGCAAAATCTTCCATTATGTTCATCAAGATCCCCAGAATTATTATAAGCATAATCTTCAATGAAGAAACCTGCTTCAAATTGTGGTCTATCTACAACACTATTAGTGTCAATCTCGTAACTGGATTCAATTCTTTTAATTGCAGATCCTGCAGTATCTCTATTAGTATATGCAAAAGGTCCATAGATTGGATTTCCGTCATATGCCCAACCAATAATTGGTGAGTGACCACCATTTAAAGATTCTAAATTACCTGCAAGATCTTCAGAATATCCATAAATTCCATAATTAAGATATTCATTTTCTTTATTATTAATCAGACTTGCAAAAATTTGATTGGTTTGATTGTTTAGTGAAATTTTGCCAAATCTAAATGCATCATTAATTGTAAGATCTCTAACTCTAGTATCAAATATTGCACCAGAACCTCTTGGATCTATAAAAATAGATGTTGAATTTGGGTTATATCCAATACCAGAATTAAGTACAATAACATCATCAATCTTACCATCCTTCACTACAGGACGTAGTAATGCACCAACTCCAGCACCCGATGAGTCTTCAATAGTGACATTTGGTATTGAAGTATATCCAGTTCCTTTATTAAGTATTTGAACTTCTTCAATTCTACCATTGACAATAATTGGATTTACCTGAGCATTTTTGCCTCTAGAGATAGAAACAAGAGGTTTTTTATGAACATTAAATGTGGTTGATCCATATCCTGCACCATTTTCATACAGATATGCATCATGTATTGGTCCGGTTATTACAGGGGTAAAAGTAAACGTACCTACTCCAACAAAAGTTGCTTCAACTTTAATTTCTGGATCTTTGAATATTTGATATCCAGTTCCCTGAGAATTTAATTTTGTTATTTTAGATTTTGTCAGATTTGTTGTGATTGATCCACCGACACCAACATTAATAAGACTAAAAGAATCATCAGATATTTTTACAACAGAATATTGATTTGTGGTAGATAAACCTGCAATTGTTGTTCCAGTGGTTTCATAGTTTACAATCTCACCCGTTTCAAATCCATGATTTTTAAAGTTAATTGTATCAAAAGAAGTGGAAATACCAGATGCCTTTACCCTAAGTTTTCTATTAGAATATCCAGATCCAGGATTTAAAACTCTAATAGTTCTTAAATTATTTTTAGATTGTGTTCTAAATTTGTGAATACCAGAAGCAGCGGTTGCCTCTGCAAGACCAATGGTATTAATTCCCAATCTAGTTACAGCATTAGTAATTGGATCTGCTTCTGGAGCGTCTGCTTTTGTTTTATACAGCTGAATTGTTGAACTGTTAATAAATCCTACAACATACTCATCTCCAGTTTGAAGTGTACTAGTTTGAGTATTAGTTGCATCTCCAGCAACACCAATTCCAAGTGGATCATTACCATTTTGATTGTAAATGATTACTTCACCAGTTTTTAATCCATGTGGTCTATCAAATGTAATAGTTTCTGCATCGATATCAATCCCGCCACCCAAATTAAGCCTTCTACTATCAAACTTTATCTCACGGAATCTGGATCCAACAACTGGTTCCAATTGGCACCCAGAACCATTACCACCAGTTAAACTGATAGAAGTAACACTGTTAACATCAAAATCTTGCGGATCTACATAAACATTTTTAACAGAACCTTTAACAATAGATTGTACTTTTGCAGTTCCTCCTACTCCTGCACTAATTGTAATTTCTGGAGGACTAAGTACATCATAATCTTTACCACCATTTAATACATCAAAAGACGCTAGTGGACCATAGTAAACTTTATTTTCAGAATTTGGACTTACTACTTCAACACCATCAATTAAAATGCCTATAGGACCAACAATTCTTTTATCTGGATTAATATCATTATTAGATGGTGCTAATGGAAATTTTCTTAAAATTTTATTATCAGCAATTTTTCTATTACTATGGCGATTAAGAATAAAAGTATGTGTTCCAGCAATTATATTTGGTCCAACTCTTCGATGTTCACCACTTTCGAGAAGTTCTTTAGAGAGATAAAGTTTAATCTTTCTGTCAGATACTAATGTAACATAATATGTTTCTCCAGATTCCAATCCAGAGTATGGATTATCTGATGTGTAGACTATCTGATCACCATCACTAAAAGAAACTGGGTTTGAAAATTCAATTGAATCATATGCTTTGTAGAATGTATTAAAATCTGAAAGTGAACTGCCAGGAGAAGTTTCTATGGTAGTTTCTTCAATAATATTTTCTACAATTTTATATCCAGGCAATGAATTGGATGCAACATACCCATGTGTTTCATTATTATCAGTATATACATTTAAGACGTTTGAAACTTGTTTATCATTGCCATACAAAAGATCTGCACCAGAACTGGATGCTTTTATAATTTTTCTTCTAATACTATATGATCTTGTTGGATCTGGTACAAATCCTGAAGTATTTGTTAGAGTAACAATTTTGTTTGCAAAATCAATAGATGATACTGTTGCAAATGATCCATTAGGTGTAGATGGATAAACAACGGTTCCGATACCAATCGTACCTGCAACAATTTCTACAAAATCTCCAACTTTTAATGCTGCCTCATTAACAACAGAATTAAATCCTAAAGAAAATGTAGATCCATTTACAGATTCTGCAATATAGCGAGTGCTAGTATTGTAAATCCATGAATTTGCAAATACTTCTTTAAAGGTCTGATCACCTTCAGGATTTGGAATTATTTCCCCCAAATTTCTTACACCAATTTCCTCTTCATCTTCCATAAGAGGAATATCTTCAAGAGGTTCAAATTCAGAAAGTACGCCAGTTACACGTAAATGTACTTTTTTAGTAATATCACCATCTTCATATCCAAAAACACTTTCATCAGATCTAATTAATTGTCCAAGTTTTATATTTGCACCAATTCCACTATCTCTACCTGCACCAACACAACCATAAAATTGATTAATACTCTTAGAGGTATATGTGATAACATTATTTGAATCTACTACTCTTACTGGATTAGATGCTGAAGTAATGTAATTTACAGACTCAGTATTTGTAATGAGAGTTCCAGTATGACCAAAACCAATCGTAGAATCTACTGTAATAATAGAATCATCTGGATTCACATCTTCAATAACTCTAGAGGCACCAGGAACAGAGAATAGACCCCTAATATGTTTCCTATCATCATTGCCTACAAAAACACCTAATCTGTAAAATGTTTCATTATTTCTTGTAAATATTTCAACTTCGGATATTGATGCACTTACATTTACATCGTCATTTTTAAAAATAGTCTGACCCTTTAGTTTGAAAGGGTCACCATATTCATAAAGACCAGTTGTTTCATTTAAAAAGGGTAAGTTTTTAACAACAAAAATTTCTCTTCGAATATATTCTGCAGAAGAAGGTTTTACAAGTCTCTGTTCAAGGTCTATAACCTCCGCATTGGCACCGTAGAGAACCTTGAAGAGTATTCTAATTGATTCTTCAATACCTTTTGCCTGGTAGAAGTTTCTGGCGTTCTTAATGAAGTTTCCAACATCCAGATCATCTACAAATTTAAGGTCTTCAAATCCAGGAGTAAAAGTTGCTTTTAATTTTTTATAAAATTCTTGGAGAAATACGACACTTAAGTTTGTTACAGTTTCACTAGTGTTATGAGTAGACGCTTTTGTCTCAGAAAATAAAAGAGTTTCTTTATTGGTGAAGTTAATACTATCGGAAATATTTTTACTATATCCAGTGACTCCACTAAAACCACGTATACACCCAGTAAACGATGTATCAGTTTTTCCAGTATATGTAATAATTTCATCATTGATCTTTAAAAGACCATAATCATCTGGAAATCCTTTTGTTGATTCAACACTAATGGTTGTTGCAGAAGCATCAATACCCGAAGAGAGAGTTGTAGATCCAACAACAACTTCTGGAACAAGATTATCAACCTTAATATAACGATCAAGGTTGTCCACCAGGTCAATATTACCTCCCTGATATTCTTGAGAGATATAATATTGTTTAAAAAAGTCTACCGCTTTTGGAAAATCGGCAACTAAAAATTCTGGAAGTTGGCTCTCAATAATTTTATTGAGTTGCACTCTCTTCTCAAAATTCGACATATTTTATTTCCTCTCTAATGATCCGTTTGAATAACTTGATGTATAAAAATCTCTTGTGAATGTGACGCCCGAAATGTCTTCACCAGATGCAATAACATCCCTAACCATATTTATCTGACTACTTGAAATGTCTAAACTAAGATAAAGATCTTTAAGTCCAACAACATCATTAGAGTCTGGATATGCTTGAATTTCAATTATATCGTTTGCTCTAGACGTTGAAGTAATGTTTATTGTATTGAGAAGAATTTCTCCCTTCACATAATCAACAGTTCCTGCTTCTTTGGCAACAACAATTTTATTTCCTTCACTATCAACTTTAACCAATGAAAGTACACCAGTTGTTGCAACAGATGATGTAGTAGTGTTTGGAGTGTCAACAATGAATACATCTTCAGTTTCACCTGCTACTTTGAACTTAGTAGACTTAATATTAAATCCATTTGGTTTTGCATTAAATCTATTACCAAAACACAGTTCATATTGTGCAAATTGATTTGTCAGTGCCTGCAAATCTCTTCTAATAATAATTTTAGTGATGTTAGACGTAATTGCATTATCAACTCTATCAATTAACTGTAGGACTTTACTATATTTGAAACGTCCACCAAAGCGATTCATATCAACATTCTTAGAATATGATGTTAATGCATCTAAAATATTGGTTTTAAGATCATCAGCATTTGATGCTTTAGTTGTATCGTAGTAAACTGTTGAATCAAGTTCGACATAAAGAATTTTTAGATCAACAATTTTTTGATTAATGCCTGCAATAGAATATTGTTTTAGTCTATTGAGAATATTTTGCTTATCAAAATCTGAAACAAATGTTCCATTTTTTGGTTTGATACTAATTTGAACACTACCAAACTTAGGTGGAGATAATTCTTCCCCACCAACAACTGCTACAGACTCTGTATTGGGATATATCTCTGAAATAATCGCTTCGTAGTCCCTTGCAGTGACTGCTCTATACTGTGCAGAGTATAAACGGGGTGCAAAGTACTTAATTGAAGAAACATCTTCAATTTCACCACCATTTTGTGCTTTTTGAACCGTATTTACTGTTACTGATCCAGTTGGAATGACTGGAACACCAGATTCATTAACAAAAGTACCTTGAAAATCAAATCTTGATGGTCCATTTCCGTTTTCACCATCAGTTACAAGGTATCTTACTGTAACTATTTCACCATTTTCCAACTTTTTACCAAAATATCCATCACCAAACAACAATTCATACTTTTCATCTTGAACTTCTTGGACTAAGAACACCTCAGAGCTCTTATTCAAGTTTAAAATGTTATCAATTAACTTAAATTCGCGTCCTAAACCAGTACCACCATTGGGTTTTACATAACATCTAATCGTAGATGTATCAATATTTGGGTTATCGAGTATAAATCTCTGATCTTGTGAGGTATTTACTAAAAATTGCCTTGATAATAGTGAACCTTGATAGATTTCTTTTGGAATATCTGAAGTTCCAAATGATGCAATCCCATTTTTTACAATAGCAGTCACATCTTCTGGAAGTGAGAAGCGATATGATGAGTTATCACTCACTCCAATGCACGTCAGACCTGCCTGAAGAGTTAAAACACTAAGAGATGGATCAACTGGCACGTCAAAGTACACACTTGCCTTAGCGGCGGTCCTAGAGCGTGGTACATAACCAATATTTCTTGCCAAAGAAACCACGTTTTCGCGAACTGTAGCACCATCCAGGAAGGATTCATTGACTACAAGGTTCGCATTGAACGCATTAATGTAAGTATTATACGCTAAGGTGTCGATTAGTACTGAAAAATTAGACCCTTCAAAGTCAAAATCCGTGAAATTTGAATTTGCACGGAGATAATCTTTGATTTGAGCCTTGATTTGATCAAAATCGAGATTTGTAAATTGAGTAAAAGGCATATTTTATCGGGTTGCCTCTAAAATGAACGAGAACTCTTGAGGTGGTAAATCTAATCCAACAACATCAAAGTAGACATTCACATCAAAACTGTTATTATCGGGTCTAATGTCAACTTCTACAAGGACATTTTCAACACGAGGTTCATAAAATCGAATTGTTTCAATGATTTGGTCTTCAATAACCTTTGATGTAGCAACATCAACAAGTTCAAATAGACTTGCTCTAACATCAGATCCCAAATCAGAGTTAAAAAATCGCTCTGTTGGGATTGTTTCTACTAAATTACGTACAGATCTAATGATTGCACGCTCATTAATGAGTACAGGAAGGTCCTTCGTCACAGGATGTGGGTCAAATGAGAAACTTATATCCTTAAATGCTCTAGAATTCCTTGAAGGAGGCATTGATGTAGTAGATTTTTCTGAATTTATTTATACCCTCACTCTCGATTTTGCTCCTCTTCAGTAAATTCTTCTGGTGCATCACTTGTTTCATGAGGTTTGGTCCAATAATCAGTAATCAAACTAGTTGTACCCCACATACGGTACATATATTCAGTATCTCTATCAACGTGATACTTAGCCATCTGTTTCTCCATCTTGGTTAAACAGAACTTTTAAAGGGGTTTCTATCCCTCATCAGTATTTATTTTGTCTTCTTCTGCTCTTTCCTTAGCAGTTTTCCAATGGTATTCATCTTCACGACCCATACCAAGACGGTCATAACCATTTTCTACTGAATAATACTGTGTTGATACCTTAAAGTCAGGCATTTTTGGATCAACAGGTGTCAAACTATTATCAAAAATACGCATTCTATTATTAGGATACAGACCAAACTGCCCATTTTCTAGTTCAATTAGATTATGAGACTTATGTTCAGCAGGGTTTTCACTTGTCGCCCAATCAACATAGTCTGGATCATGATGATAGTTATCAATTGTACAGACATAAGTGCCCTTCATGATACCATGATCTCTTGTATAACATTCAAAGTCCATTGAACCAATAAACTTCTTATCAACAGATACGACACCATAGTCCATACAGTTCCAGAACTGTAGGTTAGGTAAACTCATATCAGGTGTTGGTGTTTCAGGATCTGTTACGAATGCAGCAATCGGTAACTTATCATACATTGCTGCATATTCTGGTAAGTACGTTTCAAAATAAAAAGCACGTCCAGGTATCGACTTAACCGATACCCAAACGCCCTTTACAAATTCACCATGTCCAGATTGATGGTCGGTGAGATATTCTTTACGTACCCATACTTCCACTGAAGGAAGATTAGCAATCAAGCACGCCATAACATTTGTTTACATCTGTGCTTATTTACCTTGTCCGCGATAGCACTTTTTAGCATTATTGCGAGAAGACGCGGCGTATTTTGTATTCTTACCTTGTCCTTGACGAGTTTTCTTCGGTTGTGACTCGATCATTTTCTCACCAGAAAGACCGACCTTAGAACGTGCCATTAAATTAATCCTCTGTAGTAATTTTAGTATCAATCTCCGAAGGATTCGGAGTACCTGACGTATAGAAGTCCTCTGCCAGGTCCATCATTTTATCAAGATATTCATCTTGGGTCAAGCCTTCAGCAAGTACTCGACCCTTATGGAGAATTGTATAGATCTCCTGAGCCATATCAGATAACGCGAGTTTTTTCGTGACCAACGCGAATACGAGGATCACACCAGATCTCAAATCCTGCCTCTTTTGCATCCAGACAGAAACTTACATCCTCTCCACACATGTCCTGAACTTCTCCAGATTCAAAGACTTGCATCTTAGGTGCAAACCAAGGATACTTCATCTCATCATGCTCAAAGACGCCATTCTTAATCAACAACCATCCAAAACCAGCATAGTCTACAGTGAATGGTTTCTTACGCTTGGCAATACTCTCAAGATTTTCGTGGTTCATAACACCACCATTGTTTCGGAAATCATCTTCCTCCATCCAATGTGCAACACTGGTGGTTTGACCGTCTTCGGTACAATACCAACCACTTGCAATATCCTGGTCCATCAATACCAACTGATAAAATTTCTCACTGTTAAACACAATGTCACTATCAATCCACAGTTGCCAATCGTAATTCAACTTACCATCCCATGGTTTCTGATCAGGACCACGAAGAACATTTGCTCCAAGACACTTACAACGTGCAAAGTTCACCATAGAACTATAGTCTTGTGAAATCTGAATACTTGCTCCTGCTTGTACAAGATCAAAACACAGTTGTACAAAGTTTTTCAGAAATGTATAAGAGACTCCTCTACCAGGAAGACAGAAGACAACAGTCTTCCCTTTAACCATCTCTCTTGCTTTAGCGTAATCCCATTCAGGTTCTTTCTTTTTCGTGACGGGCGTTTTTGCTTTTACTGTAAATCCTTTTGCCATAATTAGGTCAATTTAAAATGTGAATGCATTCAATGGTAATTATACTATAAGAACTAATGAATGTCTACATCAACGTTCGGTAATTACGATAGCATCTGCATCTACTTCCATATTGATCTCTGTACCCTCATACCATCCAAACTCGGAGATAATCCACTCGGGCACCTTAATTACATACTCACCAGTTACAGGATCGACCTCTACAGTCGAAAAATTTTCTCCGGGATTTTTTTGCATACTAGGTATTTCTTTTCTCACTTTTGTTTTATATAGAAAAGTCATGCGTTATACAAATAGGTCGCGAAAGCAAGACTTTATAGCTTAATGGTACCTATGCGTTTTATATACGGGGGGGGGCACACGCGGCGGCGGGCGGCAACGCCCCGCGACGGGGCACTGCCTACCACGAACCCATAAGACTGTCAACCCCCGAACAGACAGTCAGCAATCGCTGTCATTGCGTGCTCTGAATACCAAACTTCCAGTTCACCGAAGTCGATTCTGTCAAGACCCAAGTGACCATAATCCTCAGAGAATTGTGGCAGGAAGTTTAGGTCAGGGTCAGTGTTCCAAACGAATCGGATCGCTTCATAGAATGAAATGGTTCCGTTGGCATCAGGGGTGACGTGGTAGTTACCGAACTGTGTCTTGGTGACGGTCATTGCCTTTGTTTGAACTGATCACATTATAAGGATGATTCAACCGAAGAACCACGGACGGTCGTCCAGTTCGTGGATTGGTCCCAACTCCTCTACAGTGTGAACCTCGGTGTCAGACCACAGGGATGCGGTGGTGAACAGTTGCACTGCCTGAACCCTGCTGTAGCAATCCCAAGTCTCCGTGTGAGGTTTGCCGTCGCTGGTGGCGTGGATGACGTAGCGGTTGATGGTTTGCATTGGTGCCTCTCGGTTGTGCATATCCTACCATGAAAAGGGGGGATCACCCCCAGATCATGCGGGCGATCCGCTCACGCTTCCGGAGAGGCATCACCCGCTTATAGGTGATGAACCGTTGCTTCCCTACAGTGTACTCATAACGCTCCACCATGCCTTCTGATGCCATACGCTTAAGAAGCAGGGTGACGGTGGTGCGTGCCTCCTTAGGCATCCCCAGCGCCTTGTTGACTTCAGTGGCACGGAGACCGTGACGGGTCTTGTCACCGTTCATAGGAAGGGTGGAAAGCACTGCCCACTCATAGGTAGCGCCGAACTTTGAACGATTGGTGATGGAGGTGAACATGGTGCTTTGTTTGAACTGATCTAATAATAAGGCATTTGAGGGACCGTGCCGCTTCATTGTGCCAGTTCCCGGACTGTCTACAATCCGTCTACCCATCCCATAAGATGCTAGGATGGAGGTAGACCCTCCGGTTGGGAGGGTTTGTGTTAATTAAGGGGGAGGATTGCCCTCCCCTTTGTTTATATCTTACTCAGAAATTATCGCAGAAAACGTGTCCATCTTCGATTGAATAATCATAATAAAGTTGATCCCAGGTTGCTTCCCAGTCAATAACAACAAACCCAGGGATGTCTACACAGTAGCAATCACTAACCAGTGATTCTGCATAGTGAGCACCTGACTCGTATTCTCCCTGGTAAGCATCTTCAAAACTACCAACATTCTCCTCTCCGTAGAGTTCAATAAATGCCTCAATAGCAGCGGCATCATAATCCTCCAAGAGTTCATTGATGGTCTCTTGATTGTTAGGATCTTCTGCCTCAATCGTCTCCTCTTCGGTATCATCGGAGATCGGACCTTTTACTTCCAAAAGTGCCATATAGAAGTCGGTATAATGCACTTTTGTGTTGTTACCTTCCACAGTACAATAACCGCAAGCGATGGCGATCTCTGTGGGTTTTTTACCTTCTGCCTGCATTGCGGCGACGGTTTCCTTAAGAGCGGTGCCAGTGATCATGGGTCGGTGTCCTTTGGTTGACTTCTATAAGATACAGCAGGGAGCGGTGTTGTGCCGCTCCCTTGTGCCACTTGTCAGACTGTCACACGCTCAAGGGTTTCGTCCTTGATCTGTGCATTAAGGAACTTGCCCTTAGACTCGGCACTGTTAAACATCATAACAAATTTTTCAACATCCGCCACAGTGTAGGTATAGGACCGCCCACCGTTGAAAGTCACCAGCACTTGGTCACCGTCAACAGAAACGGACTCGATAGCGGAAGAATTGAAAGCGTTGATCATGGTTTTGAATGGTAAGGTTTTGGAGTCTTTAGGGCGCTGCCGTTCCCGTGTTCAAATTATAAGGGATGAACGGGTCAGTGTCGGTCGCTGATGTTCCAGGTTCCGAACTGTCCACGGGGGCGGGTTGCCTC